AAAGCCCCTTGACGACCAGATAAAGCGGGAGCAAGTCGTAGAACACCACGTTCAGTAGGGACGACATCATCTGTGAATAATTTCTCGATCTCTTCTTTAGTCCAGACACGGTTGTCCTCCGGTTTCAATGGCATCTCTTTGCGAATCATAGGCGTTTCTTTGCCCTCTACCCTGACTACAGGCAGGCGGATTTGATCTTGGTACAACACGTGGCCATAACCAATTGTCCAAATATGGGCTGGGCAAAGGTACGGCTTAGTGCGATACCCCTCCCACTGGTGCATCAAATCAGCGCCAGCTTTGCCTAATTTCATTTCTTGCTCCAGCTACGTGAGCCAAACCAGAAACCAATGATACCTCCAAGCATAGCCATCTCGTCTGTGGAGAAGATAATGTCAGATACCCGAATCAGGTCTTCCATGCTCAAGACAAGCCGTGGGTTGCTGTAGACGTAATAGGCAATCCAAGCATTGATGGCGCAGAGTTCCAATACAAAGATGTAAGTAACCATTGGGCGCACAGTACCTACAAAGTTGACCACCCAGCGGCTGGCTTCTTCCATGATTTTCTTGTCGTGGTCGTAGGCCGCTACAGTCATCTGCGCGTCTGTTTCCATAGCAATCTGGTCGGTGCGAATCTCTTCCATGCGCTCTTGTGCCGCAAAGCCTTGAGCCATCATCTGTAGCTGTAGTTCTACTTGGACACGAGCAAGAGCCAACTCATGCTTCTGGTCAGCCTTATTTTGGAAGAAGTCTAGTAGTTTGGGCAAGCCCGATATGAGCAAACCGCCAAGAGTTGAGAATAGTGAAAGCATTATCCGAGTCCTATCATTCCAAGTAGTTTATCGACAATTTTCCCCGCCAACTCATCTGGCAGGAAGCGGAGCAGTCCAAGCACCCACCATGCAATGCACAACCGCACAAAGACTTTAAGGAAAAGGTCAAATTGCTTTTGGTACTCATTCACCGCCCACACCTTGATCTAGCACACAGATCAGAGACTTCATTAATACCCCAACCAACAGCACCAATAAACATCACAATAATCACAATGGCAATTGCCCACTGCATTTGTTCTGCCTCGGCCTCTTTGCGCCGTTTTTCTTCAGCGTTTAAAGCCGCCATCTCTTTGGCATCATCCCTGTCCATTTCAGCTTGACGGGCCTTGGTTGCATTCCATACGTCTATGCGACCAGCTTGCATGAACAACATTTTTAACTGTTCTTCAAACCGCTTGGCTTCATCCAAAGCCATCTCAATCTGTAACGCCGCGCCAAGGTTAGACTTACCCCCTGTACGCTTGGCCTGAAGCATGGCTTTCGTAGCGGTGCTCTTTGCATCAAAAAGCTTGGCTATTGACGGCGTTAGACCTGCCAGATCACTAGCAACTTTACTAGCTTTTTTAACGACACTGATTGCAGTTTGCAATCCTTCTAGCGCCGTGATCGGATCAATCATTTCCGTACAACCTTTTCCCACTGTAGGCAAACAACTTTGCGGTTATAAACATCACCCGTCCACGCCCACCGCACACAGCGGTATTCAGTTTTCCTATCTTGGCTGGCTGCTCCCGGTAGAAACACCAAAAAGAGCATCAACAGCCAACGCATTTATCACACCAAAGTCCATGCAATTATGTACGTGCCATAGATGACGAAGGCCACTATACAGGCTGCCGCAATTAATGCTTCAGCCCAGTCTTTCATTATGCTGGCTCTGGTATTTTCTTCTTGACTTTAGCTGTTATGACTGCTGTTGATGTGTCTCGATCAATTGTCATGTAGCCTTGGCAAGTGATGTTGTAGTCTATCCCATTAGCATCTTTTTCGCTTTTGATGGGGGTGGTGATATCAAGATTCTTAAACAGGAACTCTTTGCCATTTTCAAATACGCGCCAGACGTGATCCATCGTGCCGCGACCATCTTGTCCACGGGCTTTGTTGAACCTGATCTGGTACGTGTTCATATTACTTCAGCAGGTGCTGGGCAAGTCTGTGGCTGATGAATCACGGTCAAGTTAAAGTGAACAAACTTAATTGGCAGGTCAGCCGCATGCCGTGTAAACGAGTGCATCAACCATGAGTTAGCAAAAATCATCATGCCGGGTTTGGGCGTAAAGTTAATTGCTTTACTAGCAGGAGTTGCATTGTTTACGTCTTGTTCGGGCAAATCAATCTGCACCTTGGCTGCGCGGGGGTCGTGAAATACAACATGAGAGCAATCTTCTGGTGTCTCAAGGAAGTAAAAGCCCACAATCTGTGAACCATATCCGTGAACATGCGCGTCCATTGCAGAGTGCTTGTAGTGTTCTTGCGTCCACATTTCCATAAAAGACACCGCTTTGTCTCCCATTGCATAGCCCTGCTCATTGAGAATGTTCCAAGCCGTAGCGCCAACAAACTCGGTAAAGCCAGCTATGCGTGAGTCGCCAAAATAATTATCTGTTATGTACGCAGGATAAATTTCATTTAAGTCACGCTCTTTGCGCTGAACTTTTAAAGCTTCTTCAGAGACGGCGTTAACCACCTCCAAAAAGTCAGGGCGCTCAATAATGTAAATTGGGCACGGGAAGTGGTATGCAACTTGAAGTTGTGTTTGCAGAACAACTTGAGCCACTGACTCAGCGGCTTTGCATACTTTGGATTTCTTTGTTACTTTACTCATTGTGTAATCTCAACCCACTGCCAAGCAAAGAAATTAAACATATATTCACCTTCTGGACGCGCTGGGGTATCTTTCCAGTTTGCATCTGCGCCGCACCAGAAAGTATATATACCAGCTTCAATTTTGGTTTGATCTATATCAGGGCGAGGAATAGGTGGAACCATTGTGTTGGTAGCCTCGTCCAATGTCCATGCTGACCAATTTGTACTGTAATTTCGGTTGTTAAACGCTGTGATAACTTCTTGTTGCGCGGCGGTTTTTTCTTCCGTAGTCATGTCGCGCTCTTGAAAAACGTCTGTCCATACACCGTCTAAAAATTCATATGTTGCTGGCTCAAGGACTTTATAAAGCCCCGCAATTGGCGGTTCTACGCGAACAAATTTGGCAAACTCTGGAGGCAGATTATTTGTATCGATATTAGGAAATGCTTGACGAAAGTTACTACCAAGAATTGGATGCTCAAAAGGCTTGCCATCTTTAATTCGTATGTAAAGTTCCATTGTTTATTCCTACTCGTTAGCTGTTCTTGTTGACGGGAATAACCTAGCACAGCCGGGCCAGATAATACGGACTGCAGACGAACCACCTCCCCCACCAAAGCCCGGACTAGAACCTCCGCTGCCCGCTTGACCGCAGCCAGATTGACTGTTGAAATTACCCCCTGCGCCTCCTGACCCGCTTGCGCCTGCCCCTAAAATACCAACGCCTCCCCCATAAGGCCCAACAGTACCATTTTGAAAGCTAGGGCCACAACATGGCAAATACTTAGAACCCATCCCGCCAGCGCCACCACCGCCACCACCGCTACCCGAACCCCCATTTGAGCCGGGGCTATTTGTGTTGGGATTGGCTATTGCGCCAGCTTGACCATTATTTCCCCCGCCACCACCATTGCCTGAATACCCTCCGGCCCCACCACTGGCATTAATATTACCGGCTCCACCATTACCACCCCCATCCCCGACAAAAGATCTACCACTTCCAGCGCCTTGCCCAGATACAGTACAAGCAGAAATAAAAAACGAAGTGAGGTTGGATTCTAATTTAACTGTGTAAGAACAACCCGGAGTTACTGTTATATTATTTTTGTACCCAAGACCCGCACCGCTTCCGCCGCTAGCAGCGCCGGGGCCACCAACAGCAACTACAGAAACTTTAGTTACGCCAGTTGGTGCAATCCATGAAAAAGTTCCATAACTTGTAAAGGATTCTTGACCCGGAGGTGCGCCAAAAGACCTTTGGTTTTGAAATACAGCTTGTAGTGCACCGCTCATGTTAATCCACTCCCTGAAATAAGCCAAGATGTTGAGGTGATCTTAATGCAGGTTGCTGATCCGTTTGTTGCCAAGGTTCGTGAACCTGTTGTACCTGCGGGGGATAAAGTCAATGTGTCTGTCGTGATGGCAATCGTGACGTTTGCCACGGCCATGTTGATGAACGTGATGGCTGTACCGATGGGATAGGCCACAGAACTGTTTGCAGGGATCGTGAATGTCCTTGCGTTGTTGTCACCAACTGGGTGAAAGATGTGCTTGCCAGCATCAGCCAAAACCAATGTGTAAGCCGCAGATTGACTGTTTTGTGGAATGTTCCTAAAACCAACAGCATCAGTGCCATCAACTGTGCAAGCTGAAAGTACGCCGCTTGTGGGCGTACCAAGCAATGGCGTTACTAAAGTTGGTGATGTTGCAAATACCAAAGCACCCGTGCCCGTTTCATCTGTAACTGCGGAGGCTAAGTTTGCAGAAGAAGGCGTGCCTAAAAATGTTGCTACGCCAGCGCCGAGAGATGTTATACCTGTGCCGCCGTTGGCAACAGCCAAAGTACCCGCCAATGTAATTGTTCCAGACGTAGAAACTGGGCCACCAGACGTGGTCAAACCTGTAGTTCCCCCGGATACGTTTACGCTTGTAACTGTACCACCGGTTCCCGTAGCGCTAATTGTTTGATTAGGCCAAGTACCTGTAATAGTTACGCCAGTACCTTGAACAAGCGCCGGGGTAGCAGTGGCCGTACCGCCGTTGGCAACAGGAAGAATACCTGTGACACCAGAACTTAAAGGCAGGCCAGTTGCTGATGACAAAACTAAAGTAGTTGGTGTTCCTAAATTAGGTGTTACTAAAGTTGGTGAAGTGGCAAATACTGCCGATCCAGTGCCAGTTTCATCAGTTAATGCGGCAAGTAAGTTTGCAGAACTAAATGACCCTAAAGACGTTGCGTTACCAACTGAGGTTACTGCGCCTGTTAGATTGGCATTTGTCGTTACATTACCCGCAGTTAAGCCAGATGCAGTTCCTGTAATATTTGTACCAACAAGTGCAGAGGGTGTTCCAAGGGCAGGGGTTACCAAAGTTGGAGAGGTTGCAAACACCAATGAGCCAGAGCCAGTCTCGTCAGTTACTGCCGCCGCCAAATTAGCTGAACTAGGAGTGCCAAGGAAAGTGGCAACACCACTTCCAAAAGACGTAATTCCTGTGCCACCATTTCCAACAGGAAGAGTTCCCGTGACATTGGTAGCCAGATTGGTAAATGTAGTTGAAGTTGTGCCCGTACCACCAGAAGCAATTGGGAGCGCAGAACCCAGAGTCAAAGAGGTGAAGTACGAAGCCGCATCAACGACGTTTGTGCCGTCGTTGAAAACCAGCGTGGCCTTGCCCGCAGGAACAGAAATGCCCGTACCTGAAGTGTTCTTCACTGTTTTAGCGCCAGTGCCGGTATTATTGATAAGGTAAAACTTCTCAATCTGGCAACCAGAACCCAGTATCAAGTTACGCACAGAACCTATGCCCGAAGAGCTTTCTGTGATGTTTAAACGTAAGTTTCTAGCCGATTGGGATGCTGCCGAGTCGGTAAGCGTAATTGTTACGTCTGCGTCTGTTGCAAAATCTACTGTGGCAGAGCCTGTAATAGCCTCACCCAGCACTGCGTCGCCCAGATTGACGTTGGTAAGGTTACCCCATTGACCTGAGTTCTGTCCTGTTTCAAGCAACTCTATTTTAAGTGCTGACCATGTTGATGCCATTTTTAACTCCTAATTCGTTGCGACTGCAACCCAGTTGGCAGTCTGTGTATCATCAATTACATCCCAGAATGGTCGTGCAGTCAATCCATCTGTACCTGTTGCTAACTCGTTAATGGAGGCAATAAACGCCGCCGCTGCTACCAATGTATCTGCACTTACTGCATTTTCAGTAATTGTGCCTTTAAACCCTACTTGTGCCGTAATTACATCTGACCCCGTCGCGGTTTCTGTAATTGCCGCATTAATTACCACTACCGCCGTTACTGCATCTGTGCCTGTCGCCGTTTCTTGTATATCTCCAAAATATACAAGACTTCCGGTTATGTTATCTGTTCCGGTTGCTGTCTCTGCAACTGTAGCCGCATACACAGGCACGCTAGATACCACATCCGATCCAGTAGCCGTTTCGGTTACCGTTGTAGCATAGTTAGGTGTAGATGTAATTTCATCGCTACCTGTAGCCGTCTCAATAACCTGTGCCGCGAACGCTGCTACCGCTACAACATCGTCTGTTGCCGTTGCCGCTTCGCTTACTGTTGGATTCAGCGTTAAAGTAGAATCCACCGCATCAGTAGCAGTGGCTAATTCACCTTCTCCACCCCACGAATTACTACCCCAACCGTTTTGCCCCCAAGCCGTTCCAGCAATTGTTGCTGAATAAACTTCACCGCCTACTGTTGCGTCTGTACCCGTAGCAGTTTCGGCAATTACCGAGCCTACAGAAATAACAGAAACTACCGCATCTGAACCTGTGCTTGCCTCTGTTACCGTGGCGGCATATAGCGGGCCGCCTTCTGTAGCGTCTGTCCCTGTTGACGTTTCCGTTATGCTTGAGGTAAATATCTTACCCGCTGCAATTGCATCTGTGCCTGTACCTGTTTCACTGACAGCGGGGGCTACACTTAACGTGGAGCTAACCGCGTCTGATCCTGTGGAGGTTTCGTCTACGGAGCTAGTGAAGGCGGTAAAACCACCCCACCCTTGTTCGCCCCATAAGCCGTCACCCCACCCAGCCATATTATGCCGCCAAGCTGAATGTGTAAGTCACAGACAAAGTATCGCTGTTTACCACAGAGCGGTCGCCGGGTGAGCCAAAGTCAGCAGCAGAGAACAATGTTCCTGTTGTGCCACCCTTGGTGTTTTCGCTTGTTAAAAACGCACCGCCGACTGTTGTTGTGCCATTGATATTAAACACTGCGGGAGAAGCTGAGTTAGTCACTACAGAAGGATTGGCAGTTGTAGCGGTTACAAGCGTGGCAGTCACACGGTTGGCATTGCTGTAAGCAGTAACTTCTGTCCAACCAGCATGTGAAGCCATTGTGTCGCCCGCCGCAGGTGTATTAGAAGCGCCAGCGCCGTACAAACCAAGATACCAAGTGGTAATCTGGCTCACTGAAGTCAAAGCACTGCCAGCCATATACTGGAGGCCAACGTTGACTACAAGATTCTTAGACTCGGCAGACCACTTCAAGTTGCCGTCTTTGTCGTGGCATTTGATTTTAAATACGCCTGTAGCTTTTGCGTCCTCACCGGCTTTGGTGTTACAAGTCAGGCCACTAGAAACAACGTCAGTGGCTTTGGTTTTTTCAATAGTCATAATGACTCCTTAGTTAGAACTACGAATTAAAGCAGAAGATGCCGTGTTAGCGGGCATCACGATTGTAAAGTTACTTGATGTTTTGTCAGACCCAAAATCCAATACCGCAATAGATTTATTTGCCTGAGTAACATTGTAAATTAAAGCACACCGAGCTGTCACCGAGGCGTTAAACACAGCATCATTGAAGTTCACAAAGGCTGTGTACCCATCAGAGCTGATTGTGACCCCAGACAAAGTCACGCCGCCCGGCGTGTACCCACCACCACTCACCTCGTTGGTTGAGTTGTACTCAGTTGTGCTCTCATCAAGATTGACGCTGGCTGTATACAAAGCAACCTTTAGGGTATTTGTAGACAGGTTATGCACACCTGTATAAAGCTCTAGTTTAAAGCTGGTGGTTTGAGTCTGTAAGATCATGAGACAGGAACCCTTACTTGGCCATCTCGGTAAGCATCACCGCGCTGCTTGCCGTCGGCAAGGTTCTTATACAAAGCAATAGCTTGGACGTACCGTTCTTGGTACAGTTTCAGCATGTCTGCTTCACCCTTCATGTAGGTGTAAGCTTCCACCAAAGAGCCGTACAACAAGGTTGTATCAAAGTTATCGCCCA